TTGTTGGTGTTCTTGCCTAGTAATAGGCATTAGTAAAATCGGGTTAAACGGGGAAACTCTCTATGAGACAATCCCGTACCAAGTCAGAAAGGGTTTAAGTTTTCTGAAAGGTCTAACGACTAGGTAGTGAGTCCCAACAATAATCTACCCACGAATGCCCGACTCCTTAATAAACATAAGGATGAAGAGATAGTCTGAACTTACTGGCGACAGTAAGAAGTAAAGAATAAAGAGTCTTTACGATAACACATTTGCACAATTTCCCACTTGATCTTGCTGCTGCCGAGTCAACTCCTGTTGCACTCACCGCACCTGCAATTGGTTGATATAAAACCAAATATATGATATAATTAAGGGACCCCAAAAGGGTCCTTTTTTTATAAATAGTTTTGGAAAGTTATGAGCAACCTTTATGGACCTCCACGAATTAGTAATATCTGAATGTGAAAGACGGGGTTTAGAACTTATCTACCTTCCTGAAAGACTTGTGCGTCGCTCAACCGATGTAGTGGTTAAATGCCCTTGCACAGGACAGAGAAATATGAGTATAAGAAACTTTATTTTCACCTATGAAAAAGGTGGAGAAGCATTTTGTTGCAAAAGAAAATCAAAACTTGGTAAAAATAATCCAGCATTTGGGAAACCAACTTGGAATGCTGGAACGGTTGGTATATCAAAAAGTTATGGATTTTTCGGTTTTAAGGAGGAATGGTCTGATAGAGAAGATTACTTATATTTTATTGAAACCATATACGGAACTTATAAAATAGGTAGGTCTTTTCACGGAATAAAATATCGCTTTACTGAAACTGTAAAAGAACTTGGCGAATGGAAAGCGTCCCACAAAAAAGTATTTGAGTGTGAAAGATATATCTTGGATACTTATAAGCAGTATCAAAAAAAGATTGATGGTATAATAGGAGGGTCAGAGCATTTTGTAAAAGAACTTCCAATACAAGAAATCATAGAATATGCTAATAGTTGTTTGTAATAAAACTAATGTCTCATAATACCGAAAACGAACCTATGCCTAACTGGGTCATCTGGGCAGGTGTAGGTATGATGATATTCACAGTTATTATTTTCGTTGCGTTCACTCTTAGCGTCATTTATTGGGGATGAGCACAAACACCCATTGACTTCTTTGTTAAGGAATGTTAAGATAAATATGAGAAACGATACAGGAGGTTATGACTTCTTCAACTCTTTCACCGCCCATTTCACAGAGAGGTTGGTTCGATGTCCTTGATGACTGGCTTAAACGCGATCGCTTCATATTTGTGGGTTGGTCTGGACTACTACTTTTTCCCACTGCTTATCTTGCCCTTGGTGGCTGGCTTACTGGCACGACGTTTGTTACAAGCTGGTACACCCACGGGTTGGCGTCTAGTTACCTTGAGGGCGCTAATTTCCTTACAGCTGCTGTGTCGTCGCCTGCAGATTCTATGGGTCATTCTCTTCTTTTACTTTGGGGTCCAGAGTCTCAGGGAGATATCGTCCGTTGGTTCCAACTTGGGGGACTCTGGACTTTTGTGGCGCTCCACGGAGCCTTTGCCCTTATAGGTTTCATGCTTCGCCAGTTTGAGATTGCTCGCCTGGTTGGTATCAGACCTTATAACGCAATCGCATTCTCAGGTCCTATTGCTGTGTTCGTCAGCGTATTCCTGATGTATCCTCTGGGTCAATCCAGTTGGTTCTTCGCACCTTCCTTTGGTGTTGCTGCTATCTTCAGGTTCCTTCTGTTCCTTCAGGGTTTCCACAATTGGACGCTAAACCCCTTCCATATGATGGGAGTTGCTGGTATACTAGGAGGAGCACTACTCTGTGCTATTCACGGTGCAACAGTTGAGAACACACTTTATGAAGACAGTGATCAATCAAATACTTTCAAAGCGTTTGAGCCTACCCAAGAAGAAGAAACTTATTCAATGGTTACTGCCAACAGATTTTGGTCCCAGATCTTTGGTATTGCTTTTTCTAATAAACGTTGGCTGCATTTCTTTATGCTTTTTGTACCCGTTATGGGCCTTTGGACTTCTTCTATCGGCATCATTGGTCTTGCTCTTAACCTAAGAGCTTATGATTTTGTATCTCAGGAAGTTAGAGCGGCAGAAGATCCAGAGTTTGAAACTTTCTACACGAAGAATATATTATTAAACGAGGGCTTGCGTGCTTGGATGGCTCCTGTGGATCAGATTCATGAAAATTTTGTATTTCCAGATGAGGTTCTCCCAAGAGGGAATGCTCTCTAAATATGTCGTATAATACAAGACCCCCCCTCAAAGGGGTCTTTTTTTAACTCTATGAAGAAACAAAAAACACTCTGGCGTTTGTGGGCAAAAGCACTTGGCGAGAAGTCAGGTAAAAACGATAGAGAGTCTGATACTATTGCTATTATACGCACCCTTATTTTTATCACATACCTGATTACAAATATCGCAATCGTAGCAAACGCAATAAGACACTGGAATGATAACAACGGAAACACCATACAAACTCGCAGAGATAATACGGGATACTTGGCCAAATCTTTACAGACCGCCAAAAAAGAAGTATAATGAAGAGAGACTAGAAAAACCAGATGATCGGAAACCTTGAACCTGAGGAAAATGTAATGAGAAGTGCTGATTGGGTAGAACATCTTAATAGTGCTCTTCAAAAATTGAAATGGACTGCTGATGATGATATTGCTGTTGAAATCGGTGGAGTTGCTTTCAGTGGTATTAAGCAAACCGAAAGTGCAAATCCAAAGTGGTCAAAACCATACGGAACAATTTCCTATCAGAATGATGCCTTCATTGTAATTAAAAATAAAAGTAGAAGTCCAGTAGTTCCTTCGCAACCTAATAATGAAAAAGTATAATGACGAGCACTTTACAGTAAGAGAAAGAAGAACTCATAAAAAAATTTGTGACTGTGGTAGTTTTGAAGATGCAAGAATGATGATGAGTCTGGACGGACCAAATCGTGAGATTGTAAAAAACAAGGTGCTGATGGACCAGGTAATAGATATTGAAACTCCAAAGGCACTTCCAACCAATGAGATTGTCGTCAATATGGATGGTGGTGTTGGTGGTTCTTGGAAGGAAATATATGAAGAATTTGATGATGCGTTTGGTGTTGAAAATCAAAAACAATTAAACCAGAGCGATGCCAAAGTTTTCGTACCCTAATGACCCAAAGGATTCCAAGTGTCCTTATTGTGGTGAGTCTGGTAAACTTTGCTCTCATGTAGATAGTATGGCACGGGCATGGGCACGAGGAGCATGTAAGAGAATAAATATAGATAAGTCGCAGTAATTTATGGGACCTCTACACTCTCCAAAAGAATACTTGTTTAATCTATACACAACAAGTTCTGGAGAGGCAAAACGAATGTGGAAGAAACATATAAAAGAGCAATGGAATCATCAATGTGCTTATTGTGGATCAGGAGAAAATCTCACAATAGACCACATTGTTCCACAGTCCAAAGGTGGAATGGACTTCACAAAGAATGTAGTTTGCTGCTGTCACTCCTGTAATCAAGATAAGGGGTACGAGCATTGGAAACTGTGGTATGTTCAGCAAGAATTTTATAGTGAAGAAAGGATCAATAAAATAGAAGAGTGGATGAAACCAGATCCACCAGTAAACCTATTTAAATATCGTCCGAGAAGAAATAATTTTTCTTAATAAATATAAGGAGCAGTATATACTGCTATTAAGGTAAATACCGAATCTAGTAATGGCAGATCCTAAGATTATAATTAGGCGTAGTGCTACGCCTGGTAAAGTTCCTACTGAAAGTCAGCTATCTCTTGGTGAGTTAGCTATTAACACATATGACGGTAAACTTTATCTTGAGCAGGATCAGACATCAACAGGATTAGGTGTCACCGTAATAGCAGTTAATCCTTGGAGTGTTGGGATTGGCAGCACTGCATATAATACTTATTTTACCTCAGGTAATGTCGGTCTTGGATTAACAAATCCAACACAAAGATTGGACATTGATGGGGGAATAAGAATTCGTGGTGCATTATATGATAGTAATAATGTTGTAGGTGCTGCCGGATCAATCCTTACTTCAACTGGAATTGGAGTTAGTTGGACTACACCTTCTGCTGGTTCTGGTGGAAGTAGTGAATCCTATTGGTCATCTACCGTATTAGGAATACATACTCTTTCTAATGTTGGTATAGGAACTGAAATTCCAACATCAAAACTGACTGTTTCTGGTGATGTAAATGTAAGTGGAGTAGTAACAGCTAGTGCATTTGTCGGTGATGGATCTGGACTAACTGGGATTGTTGCTGTTGGGTCTGGTATTGCAATTCAAGATGAAGGAATACAAGTTGGATCTGCAAGTACGACTCTTAATTTTGTTGGAACTGGTGTTTCTGCGTTTATTGTAGGTAATATAACAGAAGTTGTTATAGATTTGCAAGGAAATCTTGATGGTGGATCGCCATCATCAAATTATGGTGGAATAGAAAATGTTAATGGAGGAGGCATTTAAAAAAAATGGCAACTAGAATTCAAATTAGAAGAGGAAGTTCTGCAGACTGGACAAATGCCAATCCAGTGCTTGCTGAAGGTGAGTTGGGTTTAGAATTAGATACTGGAAGAATTAAAGTTGGTTTAGGAACCACATCATGGAATTATCTTGATTATCGGTACGGTACTGCATCTGCTGGATCTAATACTGAAGTTATTTTCAATGATAATTTAACTCTTGGAGCATCTTCTAACTTCACATTCGATAAAAACACTTCGGATCTTAAAATTGGTGGAGTCAGTGGAATAGGAATTAATACTAGCACTATTAAAATCAATGGAACAGATGTTCTTTCATCAAATACACTTGGTTCTGGTATAGTTAATTCTTCACTTACATCTGTTGGTACTCTCAACCAGTTAAGTGTTTCTGGTATTGTAACCATAAGCACTTTAGATGTAACAACTGGTACTATTGATTACTTATCTGGTACTAATGTTTCCTATAGTGGTATTGGTACTATTGAAGGGACTTTAAATGTTGGAGCAGCTGGGACAGTTATTACCACATCTATTGGTGGTGAAGTTGGAATAAATTCCACTGTACCTACATATAAATTAGATGTTGGTGGAGATATAAATAGTTCGACAGATCTTAAAATTGATGGAATTAGTGTTCTTACCACAGCAAGTAATGATGCACTTGCACTTGCAATCGCACTAGGATAATAAAAATGGCAAATTTATTTAAAAGTTATACTAAAGCAAATGTAGGAACTGCTGCAAGTGATATTTACACTGTTCCCGGCGCGACTACATCCGTAATTGTGGGACTGTGTTTGGTAAACACAGTAGAATATCCTATAAATGCTAATGTTCTTGTAGACAAGGCAGGTGCTTCTGATACAGTTTATCTTGCTAAAAGTTTAGAACTTTCAGATGGATCTCTTTATGAGTTTAATGGTGGCAATAAAATCATTTTAGAGACCGGTGATAAATTGCAGGTATTTTCCAATATATCTTCCAGTATTGATGTAATGTTGAGTATTCTAGAACAAACTTAGGGGTAAGATAGATGGCATATTTCGGTAAGAAACCAGAAAGACTTCGTGGTAAGGTTTACGATTATAATAATCAGGTTGGAGTAGCTGGATCCGTTTTAGTTTCTACAGGATCTTCTGTAGAATGGACATCTAGTAGTAGTGTTGTATCGCTAGGAATAGGAACAAATAGAAATGCTGAATTTCAGCAAGTTAATGTTTCAGGAGTAACCACTTCAGCAGGTGGTTTTGTAGGTAATTTAACTGGAACTGCAACAACAGCAACAAATCTTTCTGATGCTGCAAATATTACTACTGGAACTATTAATGCCTCTAGATTATCTGGATCTTATGATATTGATATAAGTGGCAATGCTGCAACTGCAGATTATGCTGATGTATCGGGTATTTCTACATATTCCACATCAGCAGGTATAGCAACTTATGCAACTACTGCGGGTATTGCAACAGCACTTCAGAACTCAAGAACATTTGAAATTACAGGAGACGTTGTTGCATCAGCGATCAGTTTTGATGGAACTGGAAATGTTTCATTAGCGGCAACTATTCAACCAAATTCAGTTGGATTGGGAACCGATACGACTGGAGATTATGTAAGAGATATTACAGGAACTGCAAATCAAATTACCATAACTGGTGGCACTGGTGAAGGTTCGACACCAACATTAAGTATTCCAAATCAATTCACAGTACCACAGGATATAGAAGTTACAAGAGATCTTCAAGTCAATCGTAATTTAAATGTTAACGGAAACATTACTATTGGTGGAACAACAGCGACATTACTTACAAGTGAATTAAAAATTTATGATCCAGATATTGTTCTTGGTTTTAGAACTGATGCATTTGGTAATGATGCTTCTAATGATAATACTGCAAATCATGGTGGTATTGCTGTTGCATCAACTGAAGGTTCTCCACTAGTTAATCTTTTTATTGCTGGTATTGAAACTACGCCTACCACATATAAAAAGATTATGTGGTTCAAGGCGGGTGAATTTTCTGGACTTGGAACTGATGCTTGGTTATCAAACTATGCCGTTGGTATTGGTTCTACGCAAGTTCCTAATGGTGTTAGACTTGCTGCTGGAGCAGTCCAATTTACTGAAAGAGATTTAATTTCTGTTAGAAATATTAATTCATCCGGTATTATTACTTCGGATAGTGGGATTAGTGTATCTAATGGCGGGATTAATATAACAGGTGTCTCTACATTTGTTGATAGTGTTAAATTTAATTCAACTTTAAAAGATTATTTTGGTAATGTTGGTGCAGCTTCTTCTGTTTTAATTTCAACGGGGTCTGGAATTAAATGGGAATCAATTGAAACTGCGGCTTTACAAGGTGCTGAAGGTGCTCAAGGAACTACAGGTGCTGAAGGTGCTCAAGGTGCTGTAGGGGATCAAGGTGCTCAAGGTGCTCAAGGATCTACAGGTGCTCAAGGTGCTCAAGGATCTACAGGTGCTGAAGGTGCTCAAGGAACCGCTGGTGCTCAAGGAACCGCTGGTGCTCAAGGAACCGCTGGTGCTCAAGGAACCGCTGGTGCTCAAGGATCTACAGGTGCTGAAGGTGCTCAAGGTGCTGTAGGGGATCAAGGTGCTCAAGGTGCTCAAGGAACCGCTGGTGCTCAAGGAACTACAGGTGCTGAAGGTGCTCAAGGTGCTCAAGGATCTACAGGTGCTCAAGGTGCTCAAGGATCTACAGGTGCTCAAGGTGCTCAAGGATCTACAGGTGCTCAAGGTGCTCAAGGATCTACAGGTGCTGAAGGTGCTCAAGGTGCTGTAGGGGATCAAGGTGCTCAAGGATCTACAGGTGCTCAAGGTGCTCAAGGAACCGCTGGTGCTCAAGGTGCTGAAGGTGCTCAAGGTGCTCAAGGAACCGCTGGTGCTCAAGGTGCTGAAGGTGCTCAAGGTTCCACAGGTGCTACTGGTGCTCAAGGAGTTCAGGGTGCTGATGGAAACTTTGGTGGTGCTACCTTCGACTATACATTTTCTACAAATACTACCGATAGCGACCCAGGAACAGGAACTCTGAAGTTTAGTGAGTCTCCTTTCTCTGGAGCACTAAACCTTTATATTGATTATACTGACGACAATGGAACTGATATTCAGTCGTTCTTGAGAACTATTGATGACTCTACCTCTACTATTAAGGGTCACTTTAGAATTTCAAACCGACTTGATGCCTCAGACTTTGCTCTGTTTACTATTTCTTCAGTAACAGAGAACACTGGATATTTTGATGTAAGTTCTTCATACGTTTCAGGAAGTGCTACATCATTCTCCAATGGTGAAGACGTTATTATTACTTTTGCTAGAACTGGTGATAAGGGTGATACTGGAGCACAAGGAACCGCTGGTGCTCAAGGTTCCACAGGTGCTACTGGTGCTCAAGGTCCTCAAGGAACCGCTGGTGCTGAAGGTGCTCAAGGTGCTCAAGGAACCGCTGGTGCTGAAGGTGCTCAAGGTGCTCAAGGAACCGCTGGTGCTGAAGGTGCTCAAGGAACCGCTGGTGCTCAAGGTGCTGTAGGGGATCAAGGTGCTCAAGGAACCGCTGGTGCTCAAGGAACCGCTGGTGCTCAAGGAACCGCTGGTGCTCAAGGTCCTCAAGGAACCGCTGGTGCTGAAGGTGCTCAAGGTGCTCAAGGCGCCACTGGATCTGGTGCTCAAGGTGCTGATGGAGCACAAGGTTCAATAGGTGCCACCGGTGCTCAAGGTTCTACTGGTGTCACTGGTGCTCAAGGTTCTACTGGTGCTCAAGGTTCCACAGGTGTCACTGGAGCACAAGGTAATGCTGGTGCCCAAGGTTCCACAGGTGCTACCGGTGCACAAGGTTCTATAGGTGCTCAAGGTTCCACAGGTTCCACAGGTGCTCAAGGTGCTGATGGAGCACAAGGTTCCACAGGTGCCACTGGAGCACAAGGTTCCACAGGTGTCACTGGAGCACAAGGTAATGCTGGTGCCCAAGGTTCTACTGGTTCTATAGGTGCTCAAGGTTCCACAGGTTCCACAGGTGCTCAAGGTGCTGATGGAGCACAAGGATCTACAGGCTCTACAGGTGCTCAAGGTACAGCAGGAGCACAAGGATCTCAAGGAACTGCTGGTGCACAAGGTACGGCAGGAGCACAAGGATCTACAGGTTCTACAGGTGCTCAAGGTGCTGATGGAAACTTTGGTGGTGCTGCTTTTGATTACACATTTGATAGTTCAACAGTAGATAGCGATCCAACACAAGGTAAATTAAGATTAAATCAAGTTGGAATAACAACAGCAAGTTATCTTTATATTCATAATGATGATGATAATAATGTAGATATTACAAGTTATTTACAAACAATTGATGATTCAACTTCTAATATTAAGGGACATTTCACAATTGCACAAAAAGGAAATACTGCATATTTTGGATTATTTTCAATTGTAGGTCTTCATACTGAATATACAAATTACTTTGCAGTTCCTATTTCTTATGTTTCTGGTATTACGACATCATTTACCAATAACCTTGATGTAATTATCACATTTGCTAGAACTGGTGATAAAGGAGATACAGGTGCACAAGGTTCTACCGGTTCCACTGGAGCACAAGGATCTACAGGTTCCACTGGAGCACAAGGATCTACAGGTTCCACTGGAGCACAAGGAACTGCTGGTGCTCAAGGTGCTGATGGATCTCAAGGTTCTACTGGTGTCACCGGTGCTCAAGGTTCCACAGGTGCCACTGGTGCTCAAGGTTCCACAGGTGCCACAGGTGCTCAAGGTGCTGATGGAGCACAAGGTTCAATAGGTGCCACCGGTGCTCAAGGTTCTACTGGTGTCACTGGTGCTCAAGGTTCTACTGGTGCTCAAGGTGCTGAAGGTGCTGAAGGTGCTCAGGGTGCTGAAGGTGCTCAAGGAACCGCTGGTGCTCAAGGTTCCACAGGTGCTCAAGGTGCTGAAGGTGCTCAGGGTGCTGAAGGTGCTCAAGGAACCGCTGGTGCTCAAGGAACTGCTGGTGCTCAAGGATCTACAGGTGCTGAAGGTGCTCAAGGATCTACAGGTGCTGAAGGTGCTCAAGGAACCGCTGGTGCTCAAGGAACTGCTGGTGCTCAAGGTTCCACAGGTGCTACTGGTGCTGAAGGTGCTCAAGGAACCGCTGGTGCTCAAGGAACTGCTGGTGCTCAAGGTTCCACAGGTGCTACTGGTGCTGAAGGTGCTCAAGGTTCCACAGGTGCTACTGGTGCTGAAGGTGCTCAAGGAACCGCTGGTGCTCAAGGAACTGCTGGTGCTCAAGGTGCACAGGGTGCTGTTGGAGCACAAGGAGCTGATGGTAACTTCGGTGGCGCTACATTTGACTATACTTTCTCTACAAACATTACTGCTAGTGACCCAGGAACTGGAATACTAAAGCTCAATAACGCTACAGTTTCATCTGCTACGGTTCTATACATTGATGATGTTGACGATAACTCTACAGATATTCAGTCATTCTTAAGAACTATTGATGACTCTACTTCTACTATTAAGGGTCACTTTAGAATTTCTAATAGACTGAATGCTGACGACTTTGCTCTGTTCACTATCTCTAGTGTGACTGAGAACACTGGATACTTCACAGTCAGTTGTGGATATGTATCTGGTAGTGCTTCTTCATTCAGTGATAGTGAAGACGTTATCATCACCTTTGCTAGGACTGGTGATAAAGGTGATGTAGGTGCTCAAGGATCTACAGGTGCTCAAGGTGCTCAAGGAACCGCTGGTGCTGAAGGTGCTCAAGGTGCTCAAGGTGCCACTGGATCTGGTGCTCAAGGTGCTCAGGGATCTACAGGTGCTCAAGGATCTATAGGTGCTCAAGGTGCCACTGGATCTGGTGCTCAAGGTGCTCAAGGAACCGCTGGTGCTGAAGGTGCTCAAGGTGCTCAAGGATCTACAGGTGCTCAAGGTGCCACTGGATCTGGTGCTCAAGGTGCTCAGGGATCTACAGGTGCTCAAGGATCTATAGGTGCTCAAGGATCTACAGGTACTCAAGGTGCTCAAGGATCTACAGGTGCTCAAGGTGCCACTGGATCTGGTGCTCAAGGTGCTCAAGGAACCGCTGGTGCTGAAGGTGCTCAAGGTGCTCAAGGACCTGCAGGAGAGGGTGGCAGTGGATCTGGTGCTCAAGGTGCTCAAGGTGCTACTGGTGCTCAAGGTTTAGTAGGAGCACAAGGATCTACAGGTGCTCAAGGTGCTCAAGGATCTACAGGTGCTCAAGGATCTACAGGTGCTCAAGGTGCCACTGGATCTGGTGCTCAAGGATCTACAGGTGCTACTGGTGCTCAAGGATCTACAGGTGCTCAAGGTGCCACTGGATCTGGTGCTCAAGGATCTACAGGTGCTACTGGTGCTCAAGGATCTACAGGTGCTACTGGTGCTCAAGGTGCTCAAGGACCTGCAGGAGAGGGTGGCAGTGGATCTGGTGCTCAAGGTGCTCAAGGTGCTCAAGGTGCTCAAGGATCTACAGGTGCTCAAGGATCTACAGGTACTCAAGGTGCTCAAGGATCTACAGGTGCTCAAGGATCTACAGGTGCTCAAGGTGCCACTGGATCTGGTGCTCAAGGTGCTCAAGGAACCGCTGGTGCTACTGGTGCTCAAGGTGCTCAAGGACCTGCAGGAGGGGGTGTCGGTGGCGGTGGAGAATTCATTTTAAGTGGTTCTTGTGGGACCATTTACAGTTCAGAAGCAGGAACTGGTGGCACTGGACTCAATAATTTCTTTGCTGGTTATTGTGCTGGTCAATCCAACACCAGTGGATCCTTTAACTTCTTTGCTGGACAATGTGCTGGTGCCTGTAACACCACTGGATCCAATAACAACTTTATTGGACAAGGTGCTGGTGCCTGTAACACCACTGGATCCTTTAACTTCTTTGCTGGACAATGTGCTGGTGCCTGTAACACCACTGGATCCAATAACAACTTTATTGGACAAGGTGCTGGTGCCTGTAACACCACTGGATCCTTCAACAACTTCATTGGACAATGTGCTGGTCGATGCAACAGCACTGGAACTAACAACAACTTCTTTGGACGATTTGCTGGATTCCGCAACACCATTGGAAACTACAACAACTTCATTGGAAATTATGCTGGTCGATACAACAGCACTGGAACTAACAACAACTTCATTGGATTTAGTGCTGGTTATAGCAACACCACTGGAACCTGCAACAACTTCATTGGACGATGTGCTGGTTTCAGCAACACCACTGGATCCAATAACAACTTCATTGGAGCTTATACTGGTCAATCCAACATCGGTGGAGCCAACAACAACTTCTTTGGATCTAATGCTGGTCGATGCAACACCAGTGGAACTCATAACTTCTTTGCTGGACAATGTGCTGGTTTCAGCAACACCAGTGGATCCTACAACAACTTCTTTGGACGATTTGCTGGTCGATGCAACACCAGTGGAGCCAACAACAACTTCTTTGGATCTAATGCTGGTCAATCCAACACCATTGGAACCTGCAACAACTTCATTGGACGACTTGCTGGATCCAACAACACCACTGGATCCAATAACACCTTCATTGGAGCTTATGCTGGTTTCGGCAACACCACTGGATCCAATAACAACTTTATTGGATTTAGTGCTGGTTACTGCAACACCGGTGGATCCTTTAACTTCTTTGCTGGACGATGTGCTGGTTTCAGCAACACCACTGGATCCAATAACAACTTTATTGGATTTAGTGCCGGTCAATGCAACACCACTGGAGCCTTTAACAACTTCATTGGACAATGTGCTGGATTCCGCAACACCAGTGGAACCTTTAACATCTTCATTGGAGCTTATACTGGTATCTGCAACACCAGTGGATGCAACAACACCTTTATTGGACGTAATGCTGGTTACTGCAACACCACTGGAACTAATAATCTTTTCTTCGGACAAAATGCTGGAACGGGTTCTACAGGACTTTGTAATGTTACAACAGAATCCAATTACATCATTATGGGTAACAACAGTCATGCATGTGCTCTTATCCAGGTTGCTTGGACAGCAGTTTCTGATTGCCGTGACAAGTGCATTTTTGGACCTGTTCCTCATGGTAGAGGTTTCCTTCATAATATTACTCCAATTGAATATGCCTTTAAGGACCGTGATACTGATGAATTAAAGGACATAGAAGGAAAGCGTAGGTATGGATTCAGTGCCCAGAATGTCCTTGAAGCAGAAGGAGAAAATCCTGTTATTGTAGACTCAAATGATCCAGAGCATCTCAAACTGACATCAGATCATATGATTCCAGTTCTTGTAAATGCAGTGAAGGAATTATCAGAGGAAGTTGATGTATTAAAATCAAGATTGGATATATTGGAAAATTCGTGATATAATAGTCTCATACATACTGTATGATACGTGAGAATATATGAAAAAAGTTTTAATTGCTACACCATGCCTTGATCAAAAAGTTGATGCTTATTTTGTTCACAGTTTATGTGAATCTATTAAATTAGGAATCAAAAATGACTTAGATATTAGATGTGTTTTTTTAGCTAATGAAAGTATTCTTCCAATGGCTAGAAATGAGTTATTTAAATTATCTTATACTGATAATTATGATGTAATGGTGTTTATTGATGATGATGAATATTGGGATGAAAAAGCATTAATTGAAATTATTCAATCTGAAAAGGATGTTATAACAATACCTGTTGTGAATAAGGAAGATAAAAAAATTAAATATAATGTATGGTTAAATAATGACATTCAAAAAGATACCGATGGATATATTAAAATTGAAAAATGTGGGACAGGATTTCTTAAATTGACTCGTAAGGTTATTATTGATTTGTGGAATACAAACACAGAATTACTATTTCGTAACAGTCCTTTAAAAAATATTTGTGAATATACCTTTGAAAATGGAAGTTTTATCGGAGAGGATGTCGCATTAACTAGAAAAATAAAGGAATTGGGATATGATATTTGGTTAAATCCAAAACACACAGTATCACATATTGGAAATAAAATATATAAAGGAAATTTTGAAAAGAGTTATAATTTATGATCGATCTCATTATTCCAACAATGTGGTTTGCAAATAAATTTGAAGAATCTTTGCAAACTTATGTAAGTCATAACTCAATTAACAAAATTATTATCGTTGACAATAATAAATTAAAAAGACCATCTTATGAGATTTTAAATCACTCAAAAATTGAAATTATTTCATATGGTAAAAATATTTTTGTAAATCCTGCTTGGAATGAGGGATATTTTCGATCAAAATCTAAAATTATTGGAATATTAAATGATGATATTAAAGTGTCATCAGAAATATTTGATATGATTATTGATTTTAATCTTTCAAATGGAGATTTGATTGGTGTAAATTTACAGGGAAGGCAAAATAATTATAAAATTGATGATTATATTGATACAAAAGAAGAGATTGTAAAATTAAATTATGATCCCACAAAACCTATTGGAGGTCAGTCGTGGGCATTCGGAATCTGTATGTTTATGTTAAGAGAATCATATAAAGTTATACCATCTCTATATCAAGTTTGGTATGGTGATGATTTTTTTGTACAATATGCAAAAAACATTTACGCGATTAATTCAAATAAAATTAAAGGAACTATTTCGGAAACACTTACAAAGTTTGAAGACCCCGACAGTGATATTTCAAAAAGAATTGAATTAGATTCAAAAAACTTGATATCATATGATCATTTTATCAATGGAAAAAATTGGGAAATCCCACACAATATGATAAAACTTTATGAACATCAACGTAAAGATAAAAATATAAAATCAGGTGTATTTGATTTAGAGTATCAAAGAGCAAGGAAAATACCAAGTGATATCAACGAAAATGTTCATGAACTTTATGAATTAGCAAAAGAATGTAAGACCGTAGTGGAAATGGGAGTTAGAACAGGAGTTAGTACTAGAGCATTTTTAAACACTAATGCTAAACTTTTTTCCTTTGATATCATATTAGATTCAAATGTTCAAAAACTTTTTGATCTTGCTAAACGACAAGGAAAATCTGCGGAATATATTCAAGCAGATGTTCTCGATATAGAAATTGAAGAGACTGATTTATTGTTTATTGATACTTTTCACATATATGATCAACTTAAACGGGAATTAAATCTTCACGGAAACAAGGCACAAAAATATATTGTATTTCATGACACATATACATTTGGTCTTAAAGGAGAAGATGGAAAAGATGATAAAGGATTGTTATCTGCGGTTATTGAGTTTGTAATGAAGAATCCACACTGGAAATTTTATAAGTATAAAACAAACAATAATGGATTGACAGTTTTAAAAAGAGATGATATAATATAATGCACCATAAATTGATAATAATATTTTATAAGTAGACCCATTCAAGTTAATCATTCATTTATGAAATCAAAATATAGTATTTTTCATGTGCAGGGTGGTATTGGAAAACATATTGCGGCCACCGCAGTAGCAAAAGCAATTAAAGCAAATCACCCAGATCGTAAATTAGTTATAGTCTGTGCATATGCAGATATTTTTATAAATCTTCCTTATGTTCATAGAGTTTATACCATAGGAACAACGCAGTATTTTTATCAAGAATATATTCAAGATAAAGATTCTATTCTATTTCATAATGAACCATATTATACAACTAATCATATTCATAAACGTAAACGTTTAATTGAGAATTGGTGTGATATGTATGGTATTAAATATTCTAGAGAAAGACCAGAAATAAGATTTAATAAACTTCAACAAAATATATCCAGAGAAGTTTGGAAACGAAAAAAACCAGTTATGATTATTCATACTAACGGTGGAGTTATGACCACTGATTCGAAACCATATTCTTGGACAAGAGATATGCCATTTGATCTTGCAGAAAAACTTGTAGATTATTATAAATCTGAATATCATATTATTCAACTTACAAAAGTTAATTCGCCAAAACTAGAAGGTGTCGAGCACATTTTTGCAACACCAGAAAAATCTTTATCTTTGATGGAATACTTTAGTATTGTTCTTCATGCTAAAAAAAGAATCTTAATTGATTCTTGTGTTCAACATGCTGCTGCCGCACTAAATAAAAAATCAACAGTTCTTTGGAATGGGACTAGTCCAAAAGTATTTGGATATGATCTGCATGATAATATCTCCACAACAGTTCCATATGATTTTAAATTACCGGGGAGTTATCTTTTTGATTTTGACTTTGATGGTAATGAAGTTGAGTATCCTTATGAAGAGGGAACCGAACTGTTTGATTTTAATGAAATTGTTAAATCCGTTGATGCTCAGTAAATTAAGTCTATGGTAGAACCAGTGCAAAAAACTTATTATTTTATGGCGGGACTTCCTCGCTCTGGAAGTACAATTTTATCTAGCATTTTAAATCAAAATCCAAGGTTTTATTCTGGTCCTAGTTCTCCTGTGACTGGGTTGATGATTATGTTAGAACAACAATTGTCTCAGGACGAGTTGTTTTTGGCATATCCAAAACCAGAACAAGCATCAATGATTATTTCCAATATTATTCATCAATATTATTTTGATGTAAAAAAACCAGTAATTTTTGACAAGAATAGATCTTGGGTAAATCGAATTCATTACATTGAAGGTTACTTGGGAATTACACCAAAAATTATTTGTCCTGTTAGAAACATTGATGAAATTTTAGCATCTTTTATTTCGATGCATCGTCGTAATCCATATGAAGTAAATGGAAAAATAAACTTTATTGATGATATGTTAGTTAAATCTAATATTTTATTAACGGATGATAATCGTTGTGAATTTCTTGTAAGTGAATCTGGAATTCTTGGACAAAGTTATTTGGGAATTCGTGATGTACTAACGAAAGGGCAGGAAAAATATTTGCATTTTGTTGAATATGATGATCTTGTTAGTTTTCCAGAAAAAACAATGAAGAAAATTTATGAGTTTCTTGATGAAGAATATTATGAACACGAATTTGATAATCTTATTAACATTAATGAGGAAAATGATGCCTCTACTTATGGTTTAAGTGATATGCATTATGTTAGAAAGGAGTTGAAAAAAACTTCTTTATCTCCAAAAGAAATTCTTTCCGATGAAATCTTATCAAGATGTAAAGGACTTGAATTTTGGAGAGATCTTGAATCAATTGATTATGAAGATATTGAATTGAATATAAATGCAAATAATCAGGTCTTTGAAGATTCAAAAAACTTTATAGGAGCTTAAAAAATGGCAAGAACTCAAGAACAAATTTTGCAAACAATTACTGTAGCTAAAGATAGTGTTTGGGTGATTGAAGATGCTATTGAAAAATTAGATGGTGGAGAAACGCCCTCCAAAGACTTAAAATCTAATATTGATCGTAATGTTGGACACCTTAAACTTGTTGTTACTGACCAAGAAATTGTAGATTCTGGAGAAGATATTTCAGATCTAGAATCTGCAATTATAACTGGCGAAGCAAAACTTGCTGAAAACATTTGGTTAACTAATCTTTGATGATGGGTGTACGTTCTCTTTAAGGTCTTCAAGATTCCTTGTATCTTTGGGAATGAAGACCCTCTCTGTGGTGGGAGAGGTGAGTTGGTGGTTAAAAAAGGAGAGTTTTATACTCTCTTTTTTTATTTGACTTTATGTATGATATTGGTTATAATCCTTTAAGAATTCAAAGAAAAGATAAATAACTTGAAAGGAATATAGTGGTTAGATAATGGCTCTAAACTTTCCAGATAGTCCATCAGTAAATGATATTTTTACATCTAGTAACTCCAGATGGATATGGAATGGAACATCTTGGGTTAGGCAGGGAACACCTGGAACTCAAGGTGCTCAAGGATCTACAGGTGCTCAAGGTGCTCAAGGATCTACAGGTGCTCAAGGTGCTCAAGGTGCTGTAGGGGATCAAGGTGCTCAAGGATCTACAGGTGCTGAAGGTGCTCAAGGTGCTCAAGGTTCAGTAGGAGCACAAGGATCTACAGGTGTACAAGGCACAGTTGGTGCTCAAGGTTCAGTAGGAGCACAAGGATCTACAGGTGCTCAAGGTGCTCAAGGTGCTCAAGGTGCTCAAGGTGCTCAAGGTGCTCAAGGAACCGCAGGTACATCAGGATCTCAAGGTACTATAGGTGCTCAAGGTGCTCAAGGTGCTACTGGTGCTCAAGGAACCGCAGGTGCATCAGGATCTCAAGGTTCCACAGGTGCTCAAGGTGATGTAGGTGCTCAAGGTGCTCAAGGTGATGTAGGTGCTCAAGGATCTACAGGTGTACAAGGCACAGTTGGTGCTCAAGGTTCCACAGGTGCTCAAGGTGCTACTGGTGCTCAAGGTGCTATTGGTGCTCAAGGTTCAGTAGGAGCACAAGGATCTACAGGTGCTCAAGGTGCTCAAGGTTCCACAGGTGCTCAAGGTGCTCAAGGTTCCACAGGTGCTCAAGGTGCTCAAGGAACCGCAGGTACATCAGGATCTCAAGGTACTATAGGTGCTCAAGGTGCTCAAGGATCTACAGGTACTCAAGGTGCTCAAGGATCTACAGGTGCTCAAGGTGCTGTAGGTGCACAGGGTGCTGTTGGATCTCAAGGTACTTCTGGCGCTATAACTTTTGCATCAGGCACTTTGATGTTATTCCAACAGACAGCAGCACCTACTGGTTGGACCAAACAAACAACTCATAATAATAAAGCACTTAGAGTAGTAAGTGGATCTGCAAGTTCTGGTGGTACGACCGCATTTACAAGTGTATTTGCTTCTAGGACACCATCTGGTTCTGTTTCGGTTTCTGGATCTAACTCTGGCGGTTCTGTAAGTAATACTACACTAACCACTTCAGAGATGCCATCCCACAACCACTCATCAACATCTGGGCAATTTTTGCTTGATAATGGTGGAGGTGGTTCTCAAGGATTTGCCGGTGGTGGTACAATTGTTGGTCTCAGCCCAAATACCACATCAACTGGTGGTGGAAACTCTCACGGACACGGATTTACTAATCCATCTTGGTCTGGTTCAGCATCTTTTACAGGTACAGCAATGGACTTTGCTGTCCAATATGTTGACTTAATTATTGCTTCTAAAGACTAATACTGATATAATATAATTTTTAGATATGGCTAAAATTAAACCAGGAAACTTTTGTCCACTTATTAAGAAAGACTGCATTGGTCTTAAGTGTTCATGGTACACTCAGATGAGAGGTACTAATCCAAACACAGGAGAACCAGTTGATGAGTGGGGGTGTGCAGTAACTTGGATGCCTTTTATGGCAGTTGAAATAGCACAAAAATCAAATCAGACTGGAGCAGCAGTAGAGAGTTTTAGGAATGAAGTTGTGCGAGCAAACTATCAAAACCAAGAACTTTATAAAGAAGCACTTAAGCAACAAATTATTCCTGCACAAATTACACCACTCAATCAACCTATAAATATCTTAGAAGAAGGTAAAGAAGAATGAGAATTACACTTATTCCAAGTGATAAAACAATTGGAATTGATAATGAGTTTTATCGTAATATTGAACAGGATTTTTCTTGGATTCCGTCAAATATTCATGCTGTTCAATGGTATGATACCTGGGGTGAGATTGAGTATATTGATGGATCTCCCAATAAAAGAATTGAGGAGTTGGGTATTTTTGAACAGGCAGTTTTGGATTTTAATAATGAAAAGGAAAGAATTGATACTGAACTTGAGGCATTAAATAAAGAGAATGAGGAGAAAAAAATTTTAGAAGAATTGGCATTGGAAGCAGCAAGAAATTACTGGAAAGAATTTAGAAATATAAGAGATAGTCTTTTATCTAGATGTGATTGGACTCAATCTCCAGATTCCCCACTAACAGAAGAAAAGAAAGATGAGTGGGCAACATATCGTCAGATATTGCGAGATCTCCCAGTTATTATTAGTGATCCAAAACCAATGGTTAATGATTTAAATCACGAGAATTGGCCAACTAAACCAGATTAATATGATATTTTTTGATAATGATGTTTTTAAGTTAAGTGAGAAGTTGAATGTCACAACCATAAATTATGGTTTGACTGATATTAGTATACTTGATAATTTTTATTGTGATTTAGATGCGGTTAATTGTGAGATAGAAAAACTACCTATAACTTTAGTGGGTGGTCTTTACAAACCAGATAATGGTAAAAAATATATTGATGGTAGAAAAATTTATATTCAGAACATGAGGGGAACTGAACTACCATATCTAGTGAATGATCAGTTAAAAAAAGTAGTTTCAAAAATTTCAAAAAATAGTTTGACTGAACCAACTACATAAGGTATAATACTTCTATATCACCTTTACTTGAATGGATTATAAGTTCAGCATTATTTCGCCATCCCACAAGAACACTCCCTACCTTCAAGAACTCTACGAAAGTCTGTGTGCTCAGACTTATGAGAACTGGGAGTGGATTTTGTGGTTGAATGGTAAGTTTAACCGTAGCAAACTCTCTCCAGAAATTGAGAATGATGGGAGGGTAAAGATCTACGAGTGTAATGAAAATAATCCTAACGTTGGGTTTCACAAGAGCAAGGCATTCCATCTTGGTTCTGGTGATGTCCTTGTGGAAGTTGACCATGATGATATGATCACACCAGACTGTCTGGAAGAACTTAACAAGGCATACCAAGACGAGAGTGTTGGTTTTGTGTACAGTGATGTTGCTGTGTATGATGATAACTTTGTTCCTTATAATGAGCAGCATGGTTGGTCTTACTACTTCTACAATTTTCGTGGTAAAGACCGTTATGTGATGAACTCTTGGCGTCCAACTAGTCAGGCATTATCATTCATCTGGTATTCTCCTGACCATGTTAGATCTTGGAGAAGGAGTGTTTATCAATCAATCGGTGGGCATAATGTTCAATTAAGTATATGTGATGACCACGAGTTGATGATAAGAACCTATCTGAATACGAAGATGTATCATATTCAAAAACCTCTTTACATCTATAGGGTTTATGGTGACAATACTTACCTAGAAAGAAATGCTCAAATTCAAACTAAGACCGTAGACCTTTATTATGAGTATGGATATCAACTTGCAGAGAAAGATGCAGAAGACCGTGGACTTCTGAAAGTTGATATTGGTGGTGGACTTTATCCTCGTCCTGGTTATGTAACCATTGACCAGGAGGGTGCTGATATTACTTGTGACCTGAATGATGGCATCCCACTTCCTGATAATAGTGTTGGTGTTTTGAATGCAAGTCATGTTCTAGAGCACCTGAGAGACCCTGTTAAGTCAATGAGAGAAATTCATCGGGTCCTTGCACACGGTGGTTGGGCAATGATTGAGGTTCCTTCTACTGATGGTAGGGGTGCATTCCAAGACCCAACTCACGTTAGCTTCTGGAATGAACATAGTTTCTGGTATTATACCAACAAACAGCTAGCAAACTTCATTAGAAACTATGATATTCGCTTTCAAACGTATCGGTTAAATACTTGGGAAATGGCACCACATATTCCTGTTGTCACTGCTTGGTTGACAGCAATTAAGGATGAAGAACGTTTCCCTGGAATTCTTGCAATTTAATTTTTATGGCACTTGCATATGTAATCGGCGCAGGAACAGCAGGTTCAACTGCCGCTAGAATTTTAAAAGATAATGGGTGGGATGTAGAAGTATTTGAAACTAGATCTTATATTTCTGGTAATTGCTACGACTATATTGATGAAAAGACCCGTTGTATTGTCCATGCACATGGTCCACACGCAATTCATACTAATAGTGAGAAAGTCTGGAACTGGTTGCATCAGTTTTCGGAGTTTAATGATTTCTCAGTCAAGGTCTGGGCAAATACTAAACTGGGTAAAATCCCCATTCCTTATAATGATACGTCTGATAGAATTATTGGACGACGACTTTCTGATGAAGAAATTATTGATTTAGTCTTCAGGGATTATTCTGAAAAGATGTGGAATACTCCCTTTGAGGAACTTCCTCAGAGTATTCTTGCACGACTAGCAGTAAGAAATCCTGGTGAAGAAACTTACTTTGTGAATAACAAGTATCAGGGTCTTCCTAAGTATGGATTTGTTCGGATGTTTGAAAACATTCTGGATGGTATCCCCGTTCATTTGGATACACCCAGAGATGAGTGGAGAAAACTGAAAGACAAGTGTGACCTGTTGGTTTATACTGGTAAGGTTGATAATTACTTTGATTATCAGTTTGGCGAATTAACTTATCGCTCTTTGAATTTTGAACACGTCTATTGCCCTAAAACTCTTTATATTCAACTGAATGAATGTAATAAAGAGAATGGATGGAACCGTGCAATTGACCATTCCTACTGGTATAAACAGGATGTAGAAACAACAATTGTCACAAGAGAGTATCCTGTTCCTCACGTTGATGGTGTGAACAATCCATATTATCCAATGATATTTGGTGAGTATCTCAGTCAGTTCAGACTGTATGAACCTCTGATGCAGGCAGAAAAGAACACAGTATTCACTGGAAGAACTGCTACTTATGAATATCTGACGATTGATGAAACCATCATCAAGACTGCTAAAAAACTGAAGAAACTTGGACTATCTGATTCTATTTTAACGCCATGAAGAAAACTAAACTATGTCTCAATGTAATGCTTGGAAATGAGGAGCACGTCGTTGAGAGAATGCTTAATTCTTGTTATAAGCACATTGACTATTGGATTATCCAGTGTAATGGTAACGACCGCACTCAACAGATGGTTGAAGACTTTTTTCAACAAAAAGGTATTCCTGGATTTACCTACAATGTAGAATGGCACTATCCTGGTTGGAATAGTGATGACTTGGTTCAGAAATGTACAGAGACTGACCACGGTTGTGACTGGTTATTCAGAATTGATGCTGATGAACAACTACACGTTGATGATGACTTTGATTGGAGTGTTTTAGAAGATACTTCAATTGATGCCTGGGATGTTACGGCACAGTCTGATAATTGTATTTGGTATCGTTGCCGTCTATGGAATACAAAAATTCCCTGGAGGTTTAGGCACGACAAGAGGCACGAGTGTATTCTGAAACCTGGATGTGTTCCAACGGGAGAAGAGTTTCCAAGAATAAGTCTGGCAAGAGGATTTAGACACATCATTATTAACGATGGTCGGACTTGGGTAAATCCAACTAAGTTCTTTACTGATGCTGTTGAACTTGAGAACCAACACATTTCCAACAACACAATGCTAGAGGATGTTTATCACTTCTGGTATATTGCTAAAAGTTATAATGATGCTGCTTATGGTACTTATCCTTTAGGTGAAACGCATAATCAGGAGATGGCACGTCGTGCTTTATTTTATTATGAAGAGTATCTGAATTATCGATTTAATTATCATCAACTTGGATATGTAACTGGTATTGATGAGATGGCATATTTTACTTTATGTGCTATGGGAGACTTGAATCGAACTTGCAATAATTTTGAAAAAGCAATTGACTGCTATATTCGTGCAGAAGAATGGTGTCCACCAAGAAATGAACATCTTGTGGGATTATCTGAGTGCTACAGAACTTTAGGTGATTATCAGATGATGAAGATGCAGACGGAAAGATTGATTGATCCGAGCAGAGTTAATCCTTTTCCCACATATCACTTCCTTGTCAATAGTAACTATTATATAGATACCGGTGATTATGGAAAATCGCTTCATCAAATCGTATGTGAAAACTTATGCAATTGATATGAAATACCTTCCAGTCTCATCAATAAATAGACAGTCGCAGAAAACTATATGGGTTGTTGATAATTTTTATGCTAACCCATATGCTGTAAGAGAATTTGCTCTTCAGCAAGAGTTTTCTGAAGATTTAAATTATTTCAAAGGAAGTCGTTCAAAAGAACAATACTTCGTTCCTGGAACAAAAGAAGCATTTGAAAAAATCATGGGTATCAAAATCCGTGAATGGGAGTCTCATGGAATGTGTGGTCGTTTTCAATACTGTACCTCACAAGATGCCCTTGTCTATCATCACGATGGTCAAACCTGGGCTGCTATGATATATCTCAACCCAGATGCTCCTTATTGTACAGGAACTTCTCTTTACGCTAGTAAGAATGGTGCTAGGAGAACTGGTGACCCCAACTTTACGGATGATGTATTTGCTGGTGGTTTTTACGATGAAACCAAGTTTGAGTTAGTTGACTCTATTGGTAATGTCTTCAATAGACTATTCATCTTTGACGCTCAAAATATTCACGCAGCATCAAAATACTTTGGTCAAACCAAAGAAGATTCACGACTCTTTCACATTTTCTTTTTCGACTAAAAATGAATTTTACAGTTTACTCAAAAGAAGGTTGTCCATATTGCGACAAAGTAAAAAAAGTCTTAGAGTTGACAAACACTCAGTTTGTCGTGTATACTCTTAGTGAGGACTTTACTAGAGAAGAATTCTATTCTGAATTTGGTGAAGGTTCTACCTTCCCTCAGGTTATTTGTGATGATAAAAAGCTAGGAGGTTCCGTTGACACAATCAGATTCCTCAAAGAACAACAAGTCATCAAGTCATAACATAAATAAAAACAAGAGTCACGTAAACCGTGGCGTTGATTTACTGCTTAATGGAGGTAAGAGAAAGCAAACGCAACCATTCCATATCATCTTCGAAAAGATGGTTTGCTTTCTGAATCGGGAAGTTACCATCTATTTTGAATTTTCCTTTAAGTCAAGGAAAAGAATAGTAGTTTCCCGAGGCAAAAGAAATGTTAGCAGTTAGTCTAGTTTTTGGTTCATTCATGACCGTATTGTTTCTTATTGTGGGACTTATAGGTGGTTGGGTAGCAAGAGAATATATGATGAACTATCGGGAGATTCCAAGACCTCACCCCGAAATGTTCGATAACCAGGGTAACCTGATTCCAGATGAGGTGATTGCATTTAACTTTGAAAACTATCATGACTACGAAATCAACGACGAAGAAGACGACGAGTAACACTACCAATACAAAACCAAGGACTGTTAAGGTTTCTACCTCACTAGAACTCCCTAATAATCCACTGGTTTTTGAGGTTCTTGATCTAGTATCGAAACAAAAAACCAAAGCAAAAAAAGTCGAAGTTCTGAAAAAATATGAGGATATGTCTCTTAAGATCATCCTCATTTGGAACTTTGATGAGAGTGTTGTAAGTGTTCTTCCACCAGGGGAAGTTCCATATTCCTCTTATGATGAACAAACTGTAAACTCTGGTACACTTTCTACCAAAATCAGTCAAGAGACACGTAGAATGTATGAGACTGGTTCATTCTCAATGGGAGTGACTGATCAGCAGGCTAGAACTACTATTCGTAAAGAGGCGAAGAACTTTTATTTCTTTGTGAAAGGTGGTAATGATAGTATGAACAGCATTCGTAGAGAAAGTATGTTTATCAATCTTCTCCAAGGTTTACACCCACTTGAAGCAGAGATTATTTGTCTTGTAAAAGATAAAAAACTAACCGACAAATACAATCTTACTCAGGATGATGTTGCTGAAGCATTCCCCGATATTCAGTGGGGCAATCGTTCTTGATATGGGAAAGGGTATCAATATTATTCACATAAATTGTGATCCTTCTTTTGCTGACGATAAGAGTCTTCCAAGAGATTCTTATCTAGTATCTTATGGTGATAATGATGAAGAAAAGTTTGATGTAGTTCAAGGTCTTCGCTCTGATATCTTTGACCACTATTGGGATAAGTATCGTGATGTAAGACGAATGGATTGGACTCAAGGTACAGTCAATCCAAAGTCATGGGGTTATAATGTGCCTGAAAAGAAAAAGCGAAAGTAGTTTCCAATATCGCTAATAATTTTTCCGGCAAAATTTTCTTGCGTGAGGGTTTTCACAAATCTTCACGCTTTTTAGTATAATATAGATACCATTTAGTATCTTATGTTACTGTTTTCACACATATAAGACCTATATAGGATGAATAGGGGTATAATAATCCCCTAACGTTCATCCTATGACTAAAGCACTTTTGCTTTTAGCATGGGTTCCACTTCTTTCTGTTTCAACGCCACGACTTATACAGAATCCATATCCTGTGACTATAAGTTGTGACGCAGCGTGGGAACTAATGGACATCGTTAAAAACGACGATGTAGTAGACCAAAGAAGAGAAGACCGATTGCTATTAGAACTCCGAAAGGATGTTGTTCAAAGGTGCTAAAAACTGAATAGGACGCAAGTAAGCCGACTCGGAACGGATCGTTCATCTATGGAGCAACTCTTTTTATCTTGCTTACAGGCACAACTTCTCATTAGTAGAGTTAATGCTAGTAACTTCGTCACTGACCATGAAAAAATTGGTCTCATATTAGAAATTGAACAAGTCACAAAGAAAGGTTGTTTCATAGACGCAAAAGCCGACTGAAGGAACGGGACTAACCATCTCATTTCTTTAGGAGAAAACCAATGTCGAAAGTAGTTTATCGTGGTGCTGAATACGATACCGAAAAGCGTATCGCATATCAACAACAGATGATGCAACAACCCCAACAATACAACGAAACCTATCGTGGTGTTAAGTATGTAAAGGAGGGGCACAAATGAAGAAACTAAACTTCTTGCAAATCATTAAAGAGCAAAAACAAAAAGAAGAGCGTCGTCATCAAGCCCAACTAGCACAATTAGTAGGAGCAAGGTAATGGTACAGTTCATGGTATCAACTACTGCTGCGATTGCTTTAACAACCGTATTTTTATCAATGTATGTTCAGTGGTTGGACAAATAATGGACAACTACAAATATCATTATGATGATATGGATAAGGACAATAGACCTCCTGCTTGCTATCAACTAACATACAGGGGTTGTAATTATTGGTCCTGTTATACTATTCATCTAGATGAGTGGTTTGAAAAAATGTTTAAGTTTGAGGGAGATTGACTCTCCCTCTTTTTTTATGTCTATAAGTTTCTCTAATAGGCATAAATTTTTGTATCCTAAGTAACATATCTAATATACATATGGTAGAATAATGAGGTCATACAAATGAGCGAAAATTATTTGTTATGATTATCCTTGTGCGTGGAGGACATTATGCACAACCTTGTCTCTTACAATCAACTTGCAGAATGGCGACACTTTGAGCAAACAGTTGACCGTTGTAATGATGAAATGGAGTTAGTCAATGATTATTTTAACTGTCTAATAGAATGTGATGATGACCAACAAACTTGTAAACGGGTATGTAGAAATATGCTGAGTGAGTAATAAGATGGGGAGGTCTTGACGACCTCCCTTTTTTTGTGTAAAATGAGTTGAGAGAACCCTATCTTATGGACAAAGAAAAACTTAAACTCATCGTCCGTAATCTTGAATTACTTGTAGATTCTCTCAAAGCTGAAGTATACTCTGATACTCAGAGTTATCTCAACTATGAGGAAGTAAAAGTAGGTCTACAAGACTACGATGAAATTTTTGACGATGATGATGGATATGCAGATTAATGACTAGTAGATCTAAAAAACTTGTAAAGTTGCTTGAGCGTCTCATCAAGCAAGACCATCTCTATACCGATGAAAAGATTCGTGAGATGAAAGTGCAACTTCGTGAGTTGAAAGAACAACTCGCAGACTTAGAAAAGAAAACATCAAAAGGATTTGGTAAATGACTGTAAAACTGGTTAGTGTAACTCCAGACGCCGAAAAGACAATGGCGTATGTAGCAAGAGTCAGTAATCCTGCAAATCAAGACAACGAAAACTATTCCAAGTTGCTTGCTTATTGCATCAAGCACAACCATTGGTCTGTGTTTGAGCAGAGTTTTATGACTCTTGAGATTGAAACCAATCGTGGTATCGCAGCTCAAATTTTGCGTCACCGTAGTTTCACATATCAAGAGTTCTCACAACGCTATGCTGATACTTCACTGATTTCAGAGTATATTCCCGTTCCCGATCTTCGTCGTCAGGATACCAAGAATCGTCAAAACTCTATTGATGATATTGGCGAATATGAAAAACTGACGCTACAAAGTAAGATTCAAGACCATTTTGCGGAGGGTATGCGCCTCTACAAGGAACTTCTTGCTCACGGAGTAGCAAAAGAGTCTGCTCGCTTTGTGCTTCCTCTGGCGACTCCTACTCGTCTTTATATGGCGGGTAGTTGCAGGTCTTGGATCACATATATTGCACTCCGAGAAAAAAATGGAACGCAAAAAGAGCATATGGATATTGCTAAAGAATGTAAAAAAATCTTTGCCGAGCAATTTCCTATCTGTACAGAAGCACTTGGGGGAGTAGAAAATCAATGGGTTCTGTAATGTATCCATATTATAAATATAAGTAGTTGGATACATTACTACTATGGGAAGAAAATCATCTATTAGTGTTGGAGATGTCATAGGCAACTTTACCGTATTGGATGTAATACCAGCAAAAGGTCCAGGTCATCATGTTAAAGGGAAAGTAAAATGTTCTATATGTGGTGGGACTAAAGAAATGTATAGTTTTAACATAAGAAGAAGATATTCTTGTGGATGTTCTCAAAGAGATGTATCTACTTGGAAATCAAAAGGGGCAAAAAATATGCCTTGGAAATTATCTTATGGTGAAGCCGCAAAAAACGACCTATACTCCACATATAGAACTTCTGCTAATAGAAGAGGATTAAACTTTGACATTGATGTAAATTTTTTTACAGAAAATGTAGTAAAATCTTGTTCTTATTGTGGTGATTCATTATCTTCCGTAAAAAAATCGCAATCAAAAACTGGCGGTGATTTTTTATATACTGGAATTGATAGGATTGATAGTACTAAAGGTTATACAGAAGATAATTGTACCCCTTGCTGTAAAATTTGTAATGTGATGAAGTGGGATTTATCTTTGGAAGATTTTACCAATCATATTATGAAAATATCTTCTCATTTAAACAATAAATAAGTTCATATCATTAGGAGGTGAAAATTTTGGCAACATATCCTGTAGTCCACAAAGAAACTGGTGAACAAAAAGAAGTGACGATGAGCGTCAACGAATGGGACCAGTGGAAAGTGGAAAATCCAGAATGGATTCGAGACTGGTCTGATCCTTCTACCTGCCCACAACCTGGTGAAGTGGGTGAGTGGAAGGACAAACTCAGGAAGAAGAATCCTGGATGGAACGATGTGCTGCACCGTGCAGCGAAAATGCCTGGTTCTAAAGTAAACAAAATCTAATGGCAAGAAGAAAAAGATCGTCTGCAGAGCAACCTATCGGGGTTGGTCTCACTGCAAAGCAGATGAAGAGGAAGAAACCTCTAAGTTCCGATTACCTTATTGATATTGATCCCCTTACGGATAATCAAAAAAGATTATTTAATTCCTATCAAGAAGGTAAACATTTAGTAGCATATGGTTGTGCTGGTACTGGTAAAACCTTTATCACACTTTATAATGCTCTTCAAGATGTATTGAATGAACATACACCTTATGAACGCATTTACCTTGTTCGTTCTCTAGTTGCTACCAGAGAGATTGGGTTCCTTCCTGGTTCTCATGAAGATAAGGCGGATATTTACCAAATTCCTTATAAGAATATGGTGAAATATATGTTCCAGATGCCTAGTGATGCTGATTTCGAGATGCTCTATGGTAATCTCAAGTCACAAGAAACAATCAAGTTTTGGAGTACTTCGTTCCTTCGTGGAACTACACTTGATAACTCTATTATTATTGTTGATGAATATCAGAACCTAAACTTCCATGAATTAGACTCTATTATCACTCGTGTTGGTGAAAATACTAGAATTTGTTTCTGTGGTGATGCGGTTCAGTCTGATTTGCAGAAGTCAAATGAGCGTAATGGTATTCATGATTTTATGAGTGTATTGCGTAAAATGCCTTCTTTTGATATAATTGAATTTGGGGTTGATGATATTGTCCGCTCTGGACTTGTTAAAGAATACATTCTCGCAAAAATGGAAGCAGGTTTTTAATGTTCAGTCATGTTGATATTGATCTCCCTCAACTTGAGAGGGAGACTATTGATGGTGTAAGGTATTACAGAGTTCCTACAGAAGAAGAACTTCTTAGACTGGTCTCCATCACTTCGGTGACCAGTCATTTTAATAGGGAGATTTTCGTCAACTGGAGAAAGAAAGTCGGTGATGAAGAAGCAGATCGTATCACGAAGGCAGCAACAAGTCGTGGTACAGACATGCATACTCTGGTAGAACATCATCTGAAGAATGAAGAACTACCAAAAGTACAACCAATTTCTGATTTCCTCTTTAAAATTTCAAAATCAGACTTAAATCGTATAAATAATATTTACGCCCTTGAAGGGTCCCTATATAGTAAGCAACTAGGTATTGCTGGGACAGTTGACTGCATCGCTGAATATGACGGTGAGTTAGCTATAATCGACTTTAAGACTTCTAAAAAACCAAAACCACGAGAGTGGATCGAACACTATTTTGTTCAATGTATGGCTTACGGATGTATGCTGTACGAACTGACTGGTATTTCAGTTAAAAAACTTGTAATCATCATGGCTTGTGAAAATGGAGAATGCGTCGTCTATGAAGAACGAGACAAATCAAAGTACATCAAACTTCTCAGCGAATACATTAGAAAGTTTGTTAGAGATAAACTGGAACTCTATGGAAAATAACAAAGAACTAGAACAAGCAATAGAAAGTAAGTTTCTGACTCCTTCTAAATTCGCTCTTGAAATTGAGAAGATTGTGATTGAAGAAAACTTCAACTACATTGATGCTATCTGTCACTATTGTGAAATTAACAGTCTTGAGGTAGAATCAGTCACGAAGCTTATCTCAAAACCATTAAAAGAGAGATTGAAGTGGGATGCTATCCGTCTCAACTTTATGAAGAAGACTTCGAAGGCAAAACTTCCTCTGTAAACTAAATACATAAAAGACAACTTCAAATGAAAACGTTTAATCAGTTTATATCTGTAATAAACGAAATGAAAGCTGGATATATCACTGGTGACGAAACTCACGGAGGATATGATCCAAGTCATGGTGGTAAAAATTATCATGATCATTTGGAGTTTGATGATAAAAAGACTAGAGATGCTGCTATAGCATGGATGAAAAAACAGGGTTGGGAGATTGGTTCCACCTCTGGAGGAAAGCACTCTAAAGGATCAAGGCACTATTCTGATAGAGCATTTGATATCCCAATGTATAGACCTTCTGGTGGGGTACAAAAAGGTTTCTCTGATGATAAGATTGGAGAAAGAGCAATGAGTTCCTCAATTCGCAATGATTTAGCAAGAGCTGGATTTAGCATTTCTTCTGTATATGGCGGTGGTTATACCCCACCAAAAGTTCTTTCAAAACTAAAGGGAGTTGAGGGAACTGGTGTTGGTAAAGACTTTGTTGCTAGACAATGGAGTGATACTGAAAAATCAAGATATACTGCTTGGGGAGGAAAGTAATTTTTGAAGTTTATTATGTCACCATTTGAAACTTATCAAACTTATCTTTCGATGAAAAGTCATTTTACGAACAGTAAATATGACTTTTTTAAGTATGGAGGAAAGTCACGGGCAACTGTGACTTCTTTCAATAAACGTAAAGACAAATACTGGTTTGAGAAGACCAGCCGTAAATATTCTGATGAGGAAGTCAAAGACTTTCTACTTGCAAATTTTGTATCCGCAGACAACCCACAAAACTTATGGATTGGAGAAATTATCAATTCTGGCGAAAGAACATACGCAGAGTGGATGAGGCGTCAACAGAGTTTGACCTACTTATTCAAAGAGCAAAGCAACGAATTGTTATCGGAGAACGAGTTAGAGAGTTTGTTCAACTGTACCAAAGGTCACCCTCCGATACTCAAAAAGTTTCTAAGCGGGCAACTATCGCTAGAAACTTTCACAATCTACGAAAAAATATTCCATTTCTCAAACGATTTTGATAAGAAACTTCTGGACCCTGTGTGGGAAACCGTAAGTTTGAAATTGAAAAAATATTCCCCATTCCTAAATATTGATGTGTTCAACTACCGAAAGATTTTGCGGTCCATTATCAATGAGTGAATTTTTTAAATCCGATATTATTCAAGAAGAACTTGAAGAAATTAATAATCTTCAAGAACAAATCTATGGAAGTATCCTTACCTTTGGTGTAATGGATAATGAAACCAAGAAAGAACACGTTGAAAAGTTACAGACCTTGCTAGAAAAGCAAAGGATCATGTATACTAGATTGTCTCTTTCAGATGACCCACAGGCGGTTGAGATGAAAGAGAATCTTCGCAAATCGGTAGCACTGATGGGATTCCCACCAGAGACCGATATGCAAGTTTTATTCGACAGTATGAATCAGACAATCGAATCCCTCAAGCAATATCTTGACGACTGAGGGCATCCCTGTTATACTATCCGAGTAATCCCCCGAATCCAATTAATCCGAGGTAATCCAAATGTCTTTCGCAGACCTTAAGAAGCAATCTAAGCTTGGCTCCCTGACCGCAAAACTGGTCAAGGAAGTCGAAAAAATGAATAACAATGGCGGTTCCAGTGGCGATGAGCGCCTGTGGAAACTAGAATGTGATAAGAGCGGCAATGGTTATGCCGTCATCCGTTTCCTGCCTGCTCCGAACGGTGAGGACCTTCCGTTCGTGAAACTCTACAGTCACGCATTCCAAGGTCCTGGTGGTTGGTATATTGAGAACTCTCTGACCACTCTGGGTCAGAAGGATCCTGTGTCTGAGCACAACACGATGCTGTGGAACAACGGCACTGATGTGGGTAAAGAACAGGCACGTAAACAGAAGCGTAAACTGACTTACATTGCTAACATCTATGTGGTCAAGGATCCCGCTAACCCCTCTAACGAAGGTAAAGTCTTCCTGTATAAGTTCGGTAAGAAGATCTTCGACAAACTCACTGCTGCGATGCAACCTGAGTTTGAGGATGAGGAAGCAATTGATCCGTTCGATTTCTGGCAGGGTGCTAACTTCAAACTGAAGGCAAAGAACGTTGCTGGTTATCGTAACTACGACTCCAGTGAGTTTGCTCGTCCCGATGCTCTTCTGGAAGATGACGATGCGATGGAAGCAATCTGGAAGAAGCAGTATTCTCTCGCTGAACTTGTTGCTGCTGATCAGTTCAAGTCTTATGATGATCTGAAGAAGCGCCTTGACTATGTTCTTGGTAACAAGGGCACTCCTCGCTATCAAGATCCTGATGAGGGTGAAGAAGAAGAATACACTCGTGGTTCTTCCCGTGAACTCACGGAAGATCTTCGTGGAGAACTGAATTCTCTTCAACCTACTCGCACTGTATCTTCTGCTGACGAAGATGAGGATGATGATACTCTTTCTTACTTTGCACGACTTGCTGAAGAGTGAAGTATAATCAAATCTGCCTAATACTTTTAGTTGTAGCAGCATACATTAATTTACTGTTCAAGTGAAAACAGATTATTACATTGACCGTGTAAGTAAATCCGAAGCCGCAGAGTTACTTCTGCGGTTTCATTATCTTAAGGACTTTTCTAAAGGATTTAAGAGCGGATATAACTACGGTTTATATGAGAGCAATGATTTTAGCCCACTGAATATTGGTGGTATTAAAGGAGTCTGTATCTTTACAGGTCTCCCTGTCCCAGAAGTAGCACAAGGAGCATTTGGACTAGCACGAAATGAGCAAGAAGGACTCTTTGAACTTTCACGCCTTTGCGTACACCCTGAAACCCAACGAGCAGAATATAATATCACTTCTTGGTTTGTTTCAAGAGCGATTAGACAGTTACGGAAGGATACTGAAGTTAAAGCA